CCAGTTAAAAACTATAGGTTAGACTACTTGTAATATGAGTAGAAGCCTTACAGAGCAACAAAAAGCGTTTATTCAGCACTTTAGTAGAACAGGTAATGCTACACAGTCCGCAATCAAGAGCGGATATAGCCCAAAAACTGCAGAACAACAAGGATATGAGTTAAAAAACAAGTTGTCTGTGGAGATAGAAGCAGAAACTAGAAGGCTGTTGAGCAGTGCAGTGCCAATGGCAGTTGATAAATTAACTAAATTAGCAGAGGATGACAGAGTAGCGGCTAATGTTAGGTTAGGAGCTATCAAAGATATTTTAGATAGGGCAGGTTATCAGGCAGTTCACAAAGTAGAAGATGTAACTGGCAAAAAATCAGACCAAGAATTAGAGGCAGAACTAAAACACCTTTTATCTGGACTGATGGTAGGTACTGGTAATATTAACTAAAGTTAATGAATGATAATTTAGAAAGAGCGTTAGAAATAGCTAAAGAATTAGAGCGTAGAAAAACTGTAAACAGATTAAAACACTACGAACCGTATAAGTATCAAACTAAATTTCATAACACCATAGCATCACAGCGATTATTAATGGCGGGAAATAGGATAGGAAAATCGTTTTGTGGTGCTATGGAGATGGCATATCATTTAACTGGCAAGTACCCAGAATGGTGGCAAGGTCGCAAATTTGACAAGCCTATTAGGGCGTGGGCAGGTGGGTCATCTAATGAAACAACTAGAGATATATGTCAAAAAGAGCTAGTAGGACAACCTGATGACCCCTCAGCAAAAGGCACAGGTAGCATACCACTAGACGACATAGGAGAAACTACTAGAAAACCAGGTGTGCCTAATGCAATGAATAGCTTGGTTATCAAACATGTTAGTGGAGGTTGGTCTCGTCTTGCGTTCAAAGCCTACGAAATGGGTAAAGAAAAGTGGATGGGAGAAGCTGTAGATGTAGTATGGTTAGACGAAGAACCACCAGGACCTATATATAGCCAGGCACTAACTAGAACTGCGGACAGAGGTGGCATGGTATTTATGACATTTACACCAGAGAATGGTATGACAGAAACAGTTGCGCAGTTCGTAAACAATCTAAAACCTGGTCAAGCACTACAACAAGCAGGATGGGATGATGCACCACACATGACAAAAGAAGTAAGAGAACAAATACTATCTGCATTACCACCGCATGAAAGAAAAATGAGAGAGCAAGGCATACCACAATTAGGTTCTGGTCTTGTATTTCCTGTAGCAGAAGAAGAAGTTGTTATAGACCCTATAGATATGCCACAACACTGGCCAAGAATATGCGGGTTAGATTTTGGTTGGAATCACCCAACAGCTGCAGTATGGATAGCATGGGATAGAGATAGCGATATAGTGTACGTGTATGATACATATGCTATGCGACAAGAAGCTGTGCCTATGCATGCAAGTGCATTGAAAGCTAGAGGCAACTGGATTCCTGTAATCTGGCCTATGGACGGCAGACAAGCTGACAAAGGTTCTGGTAAATCACTTACAGAACAATATAGAGCAGAAGGTGCAAACATGACGCGTGACCATTTTACAAATCCACCACCTGCAGGACAAAAAGATGGCACAGGTGGTATTTCTGTTGAAGCAGGAATTATGGAAATGTATACTCGTATGCAAACAAAACGATTGAAAATATTTAAAAATCAAGATAAACTTTTACAAGAATTGCGAATGTACCATAGAAAGGATGGTAAGATTGTTGCAATCAACGATGACGTAATTTCTGCTATGCGTTATGCAGTTATGTCATTAAGAAAAGCAAGAGTCAAAGATTATCAACCAGCGTACATTCAGGCAGACACGGAGTTTAATGTTTTCGCGTGAGAAAAGAACACAAAAGCAAAAAGGGAGGACTTACTGCTAAAGGTAGAAAATACTTTAAGCGTAAAGAAGGTGCTAATTTAAAACCACCAGTTAGCAAAGGTAAGAATCCTAGACGTGTTAGTTTCGCAGCGAGGTTTGCTGGTATGAAAGGACCTATGAAAGATAAAAAAGGTCGCCCTACTAGAAAAGCTATGGCATTAAAAAGATGGGGATTTGGAAGTGTAGCGGCAGCACGTAAATTTGCAAGCAAAAATAAAAAGTCTTAGGAGGACAAAACTATGCCAATGGGTAAAGGAACATACGGAAGTAAAAAAGGTAGGCCACCAAAAAAAGCTAAGGGTAAAATGACTGGTAGTAAAAAAAAACTAGCAGGAATGTACGGAAACAAAAATAAAATAACTCGTGGCGATATTATTGCAGCTGCTAAAAAAAATAAAAAGAGGAAAGCATAATGGCAAAACCAGGATTATACGCAAACATACATAAAAAACGTAAAAGAATAAAAGCAGGTAGCGGTGAAAAAATGAGAAAGCCTGGCACGAAAGGCGCACCAACTGCAGCTAATTTTAGAAGAGCTGCTAAAACTGCAAAAAAGAGAAAAAAATAATGGGTAAAAGAAGTAGAAAGTTTGTTATTAACGCAGCACCTAGTTTATTTAAAAAAGCAACTCGTGGTGTAGTAGATACAGCCATGGGTGTTATTGGTAAAAAAAGAACACCACAGTCACAATCTATGCAATCAGCTATGGCATCAGTACAAGCAGCTTCACCTATAATGCAAACTCGAGCGCCAGCACAAACTTTAGCTGGTTCATCAACAATTATGACATCTGCATTAGGAGTCGTAGAAGAAGCTAGAACAAGAAGGGCAACATTAGGAGCATGAATATTACAAGTGATAGAAGTAGGCTACAAGAGTTTGTTGATTGGATAAAACCCAAAGCAGATGTACATATAGAAGATATAGGAAATTGTTCTTATATAGGTTATGAAGAAAACAATAAAATAGTAGGATGTATTTTGTTTTCAGATTATGATGCAAACAATATATATATCCACATAGCATTTGATACACCACGTTGCGTATCTAGAAAATATATTAAATTTATGTTTGATTATATATTTAATCAAATAAAATGCAACAGAGCTACTGCACAATGTGATGATACAAACGTTCGTATAAAAAAATTAGTTGAAGGTGTAGGTTTTGTAAGAGAAGGCACTATGCGTCACATGGCAGGTGACAATGACTTAGCAGTATATGGTATGTTGAAGGAGGAATGTAAATGGGTGTAATAAAAAATATGTTGTTTCCTAAAACTCCAAAACCTGATAACTCTATAATGAGAGAGCAGCAAGAAAGAACAAAAGAAGCAGAAAAAAAATTAGAAGACGAAAGAAAAAAATTTCTTAAATTAGGCAAAGAAGGACGTAGTTCATTAATAATGACTGGTGGGCAAGGCGTAGAAGAGGAAGCTACAATAATGAAAAGAACATTGGGTGGATATTAATGGCAGCATATGAATATATAAAAAAACGTCTCAACACTATGCATGGAGAGCGACAAACATGGGAAGACCATTGGCAAGAAATACTTGACTATGTTATGCCTCGTAAAGCAGAAATAACATTACATCGTGCTAGAGGTGAAAAAAGAACTGACGTATTATTTGACTCAACAGCTATAACTGCTGCACATTTATTAGCAGCAAGTCTGCAAGGTACTTTAACATCGCCATCACTTAGATGGTTTTCAATAAAATTAAGAGACGAAGAGTTAAACCAAGATAGAGACGTGCAGTTATGGATGGAAGATGCATCACAAAGAATGTATAACGTCTTTAATGGTACAAACTTTAATAGCGAAGTACACGAATTGTATTTAGATTTAGTTAGCATTGGCACTGGATGTCTGTTTGTAGAAGAGGGTAAGAAAGGATTTGATGTAGATTTAATTAATTTTAGATGTATGCACATAGCAGAATATTACATACAAGAAAACGTTATGGGTGTAGTAGATACATTATATAGAAAATATAAATTATCAGCTAGGCAAGCAATACAAGAATTTGGCGAAGACATGGTAGGTGAAAAAGTTATAGAAGCTGGTAAAAACAAGCCAGACAAAATGTTTACATTTATACATGCAGTAGAACCTACAGAAGATTATGAAAGAAGTATGGGCAAGTCAAAAACAAAATTACCGTTTCATTCTTGTCATGTATGCGAAGAAGATAAAATGGTTGTTAGAGAAAGCGGGTACATAGAGTTTCCTTATCTTGTACCACGTTGGTCTAAAGCAACAGGAGAAATTTTTGGACGTTCACCATCTTACAATGCATTACCAGATATTAAAACATTAAATAAAGCTGTAGAGCTTGGACTTAAAGCATGGTCAAAAGCAATAGACCCTCCACTGTTAGTGCAAGATGATGGTGTAATAGGTAAGGTAAGAATGACACCTGGTGGCATAACTGTTATAAGAAACGATGGTTCAGTGCAACCATTTCAAACTGGAGCAAACTTGCAACTTACAGACATGAAAGAAAACTATTTGCGTACAGCAATAAGACAAGCATATTATTCAGACCAGTTGCAGTTACAAGAAGGACCACAAATGACAGCTACAGAAGTGCAAGTAAGATATGAACTTATGCAGAGACTGTTAGGCCCTACACTTGGTAGGTTTCAGTCAGAATTTTTACAACCATTAATAGAAAGAGTGTTTGGAATTATGTTACGAAACAGAGCTTTTGTTCCTGCACCAGAAATAATGACAGAAGAACCTATAGATGTTGAATTTGTAGGACCATTAGCAAGGTCACAACGTATGGAAGAAGCAGTCGCAGTAGAAAGATTGTATCAACTTGCTATGAATGTGTCACAAATTAATCCAGATATCTTAGATATTATTAATCACGATGAGGCTATAAGGCAAAGAGCAAAATTATTAGGAGTGCCAGACAGTATTTTACGTGGCAGAGCAGAAGTAATGCAAGGTAGAATGATGAGACAACAGCAACAAATGCAACAACAACAAATGATGGCTGACCAAATGCAAGCTGAAACTGTGCAAAAACAAGCTCAGGCAGCACAAACAGCAGCAGACCCTAGAGTAGATGCACAAATACAAGCAGTAGTAGACGAGGCGGAACAATCATGATAGACAACGAAGACGCAAATCATTTTGGTAAAGAACACAAAATGTTAAAAGGCGATTATGCCACAACATTTAGCACAAAAGAAGGTATGCGAGTGTTAGATGACCTTAAACAAGCATACTACCACAGAATATCTTTTAGTAGAGACCCTTACGCAACCGCTTACAACGAAGGTATGAGAGCAGTTGTTATAAGAATAATCAACCTAATTTCTAAGGAGGAAAACAATGGCTGAAGAAACAATGACCACCGAGTCAACAGATAGCCCAGAAACAGAACAAAACTCAGGTTCAGTTTTAGGGTCTGAAAGTGTAGGTGACAATCAGGATTGGAGGAATAATTTACCAGACGATTTAAGGAACGACCCTACTCTTCAGAATTACAAAGATGTTGAATCACTTGCAAAAACTGTAGTGCATCAACAAAAAATGATAGGCAACAGAATACCTTTGCCAAAAACAGATGAGGAGAAAGCAGAACTGTATGGTAAGCTAGGACGTCCAGATACGCCAGACAAATATCAAGTAAATCTTGGACAAGATTATGAACCATATTTTGGTGAAGCAGCATTAAATGAATTTAAAAATGTTGCACACACAATAGGTTTAAATAATGACCAAGTAAATGCGTTGATAGAGTTTCAAAAAGCGCAAGTTGACTATGAATTACAAAATCAACCTGCACAATTAGAAACACAAAGAAAAGATACAGAACAGTCTCTAAAACAAGAATGGGGTTTTGACTACGACAAAAATGTCAGAGCAGCACAAAGAGCGCTAGATGTATATGGCGATGAAGAACTAAAACAGCTTATGAACACAGAAGTTGGCAACAATCCTGCAATGATAAAACTATTTCATAGATTAGGACAAGAAGTTACAGAAGATATGGCACAAAACACACAAAACAATAAATTAAGTATATCTCCTGTAGATGCTAGACAAGAAATAGATGCTATTATGCAGAATCCAAAACATCCTTATTTTGACTCTAGGCATAGAGAACATAGAGATGCTGTTGAAAAAGTGCGTCAATTGCATGAAAAAGCATTTGGCACAGAATAAGTTTTAGTTTATAATTTTTGTACCAGTTCGCCCATCAGGATAACGAAGAGGTAGCCGTATGTGGCTCTAAACCATAGGTTTCCCTTTTTGGATAAAAACCGAAAAACAAATATATTTTATGGAGGACTGAAATATGTCAGTACAAATAACTACAGCTTTTGTTGAACAATACAAAAGTAACGTATTTCATTTGGCACAACAAAAAGGTTCTAGACTTAGAGATGCTGTTAGAACTGAAACAGTTACTGGTAAAGCTCATTTCTTTGAAAGAATTGGCTCTACAGCAGCATTAAAAAGAACATCTAGACATTCTGATACTCCAAGAGTTGACACTCCTCATTCAAGAAGGAAAGTCACTATGGATGACTATGATTGGGCAGACTTAATTGACAACGAAGACAAAGTAAGAATGCTTATTTCACCATCGTCTGAATATGCACAAGCAGGTGCATGGGCTATGGGTAGAGCAATGGATGATGCAATTATTGATGCAGCTTCTGGTAACGCCTTTGGTGGCGTAGCTGGTGGTTCAACAGTAGCATTACCATCTGGACAAAAAATTGTTCACGGCTCTGCAGGTTTATCAGTAACAAAACTTATTGAAGCCAAAGAAATTTTAGACGCAAACAGCGTAGACCCAGAAGAACCTAGGTATTGCGTTGTAACATCAAAACAACTATCAGATTTGTTAGCAATAACACAAATTACATCTGCAGACTTTAACTCAGTTAAAGCACTTGTTCAGGGTGAAATTGATACTTTTATGGGATTCAAATTTATCAGAACAGAAAGACTAGATACAAACTCATCTAGCAACAGATTAGTTTTAGCATTTGCACAATCTGGTATTGGCCTTGCTGTTGGCCAGGATATCAACACTAGAATATCCGAAAGAGCAGACAAAAATTACGCAACCCAGGTATTCTTATCAATGACTATCGGTGCAACACGTATCGAAGACGAAAAAGTCGTTGAAATAGAATGTACTGAGAGTTAATAGGAGGAATCAATTATGGCAACAGCTAAATCAGTAGAGATTACAGCATTAGACGCATCGCCTAGAGAAGTCCTAGAGACTGGAAGTTTAGAGGGTAGAATGCGTGTAGCAAGTGGTACAATTGCAGCTGGAACAGGCGACATTGATAATGATGATGTATTAATGATGGTACAAATCCCATCTAATGCAAAAGTATTATCAATTAAACTATTCAATGATGATTTAGATTCTAATGGCTCACCAACTTTGGCAGCTAATGTAGGTCTATATTATGAGAATGGTACTGTTCTTGATGAAGATTGTTATGCAACAGCTATAACAACTTTACAAGCTGCAGAAACTAGCGGAGCTGAAGTTGCTTTCGAGGCAAGAAATGTTAATGCAGTTTCTAACTTTGCTTGGGAAGATGGTGGTTTATCATCAGACCCAGGTGGAGCTTTAAGAATCGCTTTAACTATGTCTAATGTAGCAGCAACAGCAGCAGCTGGCGATGTAACATTAATAGTTACATATGTTGTAGACTAACAACAAAAAAAGGGGGTAGTTTCGGCTACCCTCTGAGGATATTATGGCAACAGAAGTTTCAATATGTGCTAATGCACTTAGAAAATTAGGGGATGACCCTATTACATCACTTACAGACGATACAGAAAGAGCAAGAATATGCAATGCTTTGTATGAACCAGCCAGAGATGCATGTCTTAGGTCGCATCCTTGGAATTTTGCAATTACAAGAGCAACGCTTGCTCAGTTATCGACAACACCAACATATGAATATGCATATCAGTATGCTTTACCAACAGACCCATATTGTTTGAGAGTCTTGTCTATGGAATACGAAGATTATATATTTACAGTAGAAAATTCTACAGACGGAAGAGTTTTACTTACAGACGAGTCTACAGCTAAAATAAAATACATTGCAAGAATAACAGATACTGCGTTATTTGACACTTTGTTTGTCGATACATTAACAGCAAAATTATCAGCAGAATTAGCCTATCCTATAACAGGTAGCGCAAGTTTACAAGCACAAATGGAGAAGATATATCAGCAAAAATTATCTGAAGCAAGAAGCATAGATGGGCAAGAAGGATTTCCTACAGACCTTGTATCAGAAACATTTACTGATTTTAGGAAATAATGGCAAGAGTACATCCATTTCAATCTAATTTTACAGCAGGAGAAATTTCACCTAAATTAAAAGGGCAAGTAAATTTTAAAAAATATCCTAACGCATGTGATACGTTAGAAAACATGACTGTCTTTCCACAAGGTGGCGCAAGCCGTAGATATGGCACAACACATGTGTGTAAAGTCAAAGATTCATCAGCAACTACTAGATTAATACCGTTTGAGTTCAATGTTACACAAGCATATATATTAGAATTTGGAAATAATTATATTAGATTTTATAAAGATGATGGTCAAATAACAGAAGCCACAAAAACCATAACAGGAATTACACAAGCAAATCCTGCAGTTGTAACAGCAAGTTCACATGGTTACAGCGATGGAGATGAAGTATGGATAAATGATGTTGTAGGCATGACAGAATTAAATGGTAGAAGATTTACTGTAGCAAATAAAACAACACATACTTTTGAATTGTCTGGAATAAATAGTACATCATTGACAGCATATAGTTCTGGTGGAACAGCTGCAAAAGTTTTTGAAGTAACTACTACATATACAGCAGCACAAGTTAATGATATAAAATTTACACAATCAGCAGATGTAATGTACTTGGTGCATCCTGACCATGAACCAGCAAAATTAACAAGAACAGGACATACATCTTGGACGTTGTCAGATGTAGTGTTTACTAGAGGACCTTATCTGCCTACAAATACAACAACAACTACATTAAATCCAGGGTCTTCAGGCGCAGGTACTGGTGTAGCTTTAGTTGCATCTGCAGATTTATTTGCATCTACAGACGTAGGTAGGCTGGTAAAATTACATAGTGGACACGCAAAAATTACAGGATTTACAGATGCACAAAATGTAACAATAGAAATACTAGAAGCATTATCAGCTTCCACAGCAACAGCAGATTGGCAACTAGGATATTTTTCAGCTACAGATGGTTTTCCTGAAACAGTATCTTTTTTTGAACAAAGACTTATATATGGTGGCACAACTAATTACCCACAAACAATATTTGCATCTGAATCTGGTGATTACGACAGTATGGACGAAGCTTCTGCAGGCGCATCTAATGCATTTATATATACAATAGCAGCAAACAGAGTAAATAAAATTAGATTTTTAACACCTGCTAGAGATTTAATTGTAGGCACAGCAGGTGGCGAATTTAAAGTAGGTAGGCCTACAGGTGAGCCACTTAAACCAGACAATGTACAAATAACACAGCAAACAACATTTGGAGTTGCAACTACGCAACCAGTGCAAATAGGAAACGCCATATTATTTGTGCAAAGACAAAAAAGAAAAGTTAGAGAGTTTGGTTACAATTTCCAAGACGATGCATATGTTGCACCAGATATGACTTTGCTTTCAGAACATATAACAGAAGGTGGTATAGAAGAAGTAGCATATGCACAAGAACCAGATTCTATATATTGGGCAGTGCGAAACGATGGCGTACTATTAGGTCTTACTTATCAAAGAGAAGAAGACATAGTAGCATGGCATAGGCATATTATGGGTGGCAAAGCACAAGAGTGTAAAATTACTGTAACAGATTATGACAACACAGTAGCAGGGTCAACTTTAGTATTCACAAAATCAGATGGCACTACTGTTACATTTACATCTACAACAAGCACTCCTGGAACAAACGAATTTAGAACACAAACAAATAACAATACAACAGCAAGTAATTTACAGACAACTATAAATGGTCATGCAGATTTTACAGCGACAGTATCTAGTGCAGTAGTAACAATAAAAGAAACAACGCCAGAAAGCACAGGTTTGCTTACAGTCGTTAGTAGCGACAATGTGCGTTTGTTAGGACAAAATGAAACGCATGCTAAAGTTAAATCAGTTGCTACAATTACAGAGGCAACAGAAAATCAAACATGGGTAATAGTAGAGAGAATTATTAATGGTACTACAGTGCAACATGTCGAATTTTTAAATGAAGATGTAAACATGGACAGTTCTCTTACAGGTAGCGTTACAGGTGCAAGCACAACAGTTACAAGCCTTGACCACCTAGAAGGTGAGACCGTGCAAATACTTATAGATGATGCAGTGTACCCCAAACAAAAAGTAAGTAATGGTGCAGTAAGTGTTAGTTTGCCTAGCACATTTGCTACAAAAAGTATACAAGTTGGTAAAGGTTTTGTATCAACATTAAAAACATTAAATATTGAGGCTGGTGCGCAAGCAGGTACTGCACAAGGCAGAGAAAAAAGGTATAATGAAATTATTGTAAGATTACATGAAAGTGTAGGCGTGACTATTAATAATGACCAACTTCCATTTAGAAGTTCGGCAGATGAGATGGGTCAGCCAATACCACAATTTACAGGAGACAAACGAGTGTCTAATCTTGGATGGGATAAAGAAGGTCAAATAACAATACAACAAACTCAGCCTTTGCCCTTGACAGTGTTAGCAATTACAGGAACGCTCGTTAATAGTGATTAATATGGGATTTCCAATAATAGCATTAGCAATAGCAGGAGCTGCAACAGTATTAGGAACAGTAAATCAAGTTCGTGCTATAAAAAGTCAAGCAGCACAAGCTAAATTTAATGAAAAGTATAATTACAATTTAGGTTTAGAAAAAAGATATAATGAACGTAGAAAAGCTTTTCAAAACTGGCGTGCAAACACAGGAAGACGTGGTGTAGCTTTTAACAGTGCTTCTAATTTTACAATGGTTAATGAAGCAGCTGAACAAGCAGAAAGAGAAAATAATAGAATGTATAATCGTTATATCTTAAATAGAAATAATATAAGCGCATCAGCATCAGCACGTATTAGTGGCACAATATTAAAAGGTATAGCACAATTAGGTGCTATAACATATACTGGATATCGTTACTCAGCAGACGCTGCATTAGCAGAACAAGCTGCATTGACTACTGGCACAGGATATACTGGTGTAACATTTGAATCATTAGGTGGCGTTACACCATATAGTGGCCGTTCAGTTTTTGGCACTTCTACTACAGCATTTACACCTTTAACAGGAGGTGGTTCATGAAACTAGATGAACAATATACTACTCTCAGTAGTACTGCAAACTTAACTGGACAAGGCGATACAACAGCAATTGGAAATACATTACGACAAATAGGTGAAAAAGAAGGTCGTATTAAAAATTTACAAGTAAATGCAGCTGCAAGACTACAAATAGCAACTGAAGTAAAAAATTCAGATACGCAATTTCAAGTAGCGTCAGATACATGGCTAAGAGATAACACTCTGGAAAATGCACAAAACCCAGATATATGGAGAACACAATATAATCAATGGGCAAATTTATGGAGAGAAGAAAATAAAAAGAATTTATCTTCGATATCTTTACAACAAGCAGAAACACAATGGAATGTAACGCAGGGTAATTACAATCTACAATTAAATGAAAAAATAAGTGGACAAAGAAATAAAAATTTTAAAATTACTTTAGACAATGGTTTAATAGCTTTTAACAACAATTTAGACCGAGCAGATGACGCAAATAGCGTACAACAAATTTTCGAAGAATTTACGTTAAAAGATGATGAAAGTTTGCTGAGAGCGCATTTGACCACAGAACAATACACTGCATATAAATCATCTGTGTTCAATCCTGCAAACGAAAAATACATGTTTCATCAAGTAGCTGTGTACAACAATGGCGAAGTAGATTTTACAAAAACTCTAGAAAATATAAAAAATGAAAAAGTTCCAGTCAAAACTATTGATGGTAAAACTGTAGATAATAATGATGAAACACGTTTAGCGTTGTTAGACAAAGTAGAAACTTTAGCTGAAAGTCAAACAAGCGCTAACGCAGCAGCAGTAGAAGCTAATAATTTAGCAGGAGTAAAAGAATACTATGATGCACTTTTTGCTTATGGCAACGCAACAACAATAGAAGAATCGACCGCTGCTGATAACAGAATGAAAGCTGCATTAGATAATGTATCACCCGAAGAAAAAATTAAATTAGATGCAGCAAGAGTAAAGTACTTACAGGGAAACAAAAAAATAAGTGGTAATTTACAAACTAATTTTGCACTTTTAGCTAACATAGGACAGTTGGATAGAGCTGTGCTAATGGACGCTGTAGACCAAGGAAAATTAGACCCTTCAGCTGTGCCAACATTGTTGTCAACAAATGAAACATCAGAAAAAAGAATTAATAGCTATAGCAACAAGCATTACAACACAGCTCTTGTAATTTTAGCTAATGAACTTGACATGGGTTTAGATACATCAAAAATAACTGATGACGCTAATGCAAATGTTTTATTAATAATGGCAGGTGCTGATTCTAAAAAAGGTGCAGAATTTGTAAGAGCTTTGGACCTTTTAGACGACACTATAAAAGAAGGAGGCCAAAGATATGGTCTTAGTGCTGATGAAATACTAAGAAATGCCGATGCTTTACTTACTATTAAAAATATGGTAAAAAACAATAATTTTGAATTAGACACAGATGAAGAACTACAAAAAATTATTACAGATAATACTTTTGCTAAAAAAAATAGAGGTATAGGACCACTTACAACAAGAGGTAAGTTAATAGAAATAGAAAAATTTTTACAAGAAGACGGTTTTTACAAAGGTGTGTTACCAACGCCTGTAGGAACACCTGTAAGAACAGAAAACGAAACTGTTGCAGATTATGAAGCAAGATTAGACAATATACAAAAACTTAGAGACTTACTAAGAATATCGCAAACCGAAAATTTTAGTGCTGCTGAAATGAAAAGATATGCGCAAATAATGAAAATAGATATTAATTTTGCATTGCCAAATAAAACAATAGAAGAGTCTGTCGATGAGTTATATGAGTTTTTAGAAGCCGCTGTTAAAAAACAAAAACAAGCTGAAAAACAGGAGTCTGAAGATTAGTATTAATATAAAAAAAATAGAAGATGCTACAGGTCTAAGTGTAGACGATGAAGTAGAAAGAAAGCGACAACAATATTTAGACGCTGGGTTTTCTAACCGTGAAATAAATGAGCATTTTAATAGACTAGATGCAACAGAAAGAGTTGTTGATAGTGATGACAAAGTATTAGATTTAGACCTTATACCTACTGAATCTAGCGATGCTATATATACTGATTCAAATACCAAAAAGAAAGACAAAATAAAAGAAAAAGAAATATTCCAAGAAAAAGAAAATCTAAGATTGTCAAAAATAGCAGACCTTACAGATATAAATGCAAGAATACAATTTGCAGCTACATTACAAAACCAAGACACATCTGGCGGAGACAATCCAGCTTTGTCAACAATTACAGGAGATGTTGATGGAAAATTTAATCCTTTTAAAATAATAGAAAAAGACGCTAATTTAGCACAAGAATTTTATAAAAATGCACAACGAGTAGAAGCTAGAGAAAAAACTGCAAAAATAGAAACTAACTATTTAGACTATGGTGGTCTTAGCAATTTTTTTGAATCAGAAGCAAAAAAAAGAATATTTTTAGATTCAATTAGTAATATTATTTCTATGTCATCAGGGTCAGTAAACAAATACACTGAAGATGGCACTAGAAGCGGGTTTTTAAGTTTAACACCTAAACAATGGAAAGAATGGGTAGAAAATCATGTTAATGTAGAACGTGATTTATATGGTGAAATAATACCAGAAACATGGACATTAGAAGATGACCCTACAAATATTTTAGGACAAAGACATCATTCAGCAGTATTAGGTAATTATATTTTATTTTCTCCAAATGTAGACCCAGATTTAAAAGCTAGATTAATAAATGGTGATATAAATGCTGCAGAAGAATTTGTCAATAAACACATTTACAATGGTGAAGAAAACAATGCAACAGATGTAAAACAAGCAATTTTAAAAAATGAATACGTTGGCACGTCAGGTGATTTAGCATTTATAAACCCAAAAAGCATAGTAGGAAAAACTACAAAAGTTGTGCCTGGCGGAGAACAACTCGTTAATTTTTTTGGCGGTTATGGTCAAGAAAATTTAATAAGCAACGGGTTTGATAATGCAACTAATGGAATAGTAGCATTGTTTAATTCATATAAATTAAGAAATGAAATACCTGATATGGAAGATATTATGAAAGCCGTTAAAGAAAATGCAGGAGAGCCAAACGGTTTTAAAATGATAGGTCGTATTTTAAAAGATTTAATGTTTGAAAAAGGTTTTACAACTGATACAGCAAAACAAGAACGTATTTTAGATATTATGAATTATAACAACATGCGTGGTGGAAAACAATTTTTTAGGGATATGGTTACTTTTATGAACGAATTACCATATTATGCTGCAGGCGAAGCTACTAAAAGTATAAACTACGGAAGTAAAATATTAAGAAGTGCCATAGGGTCTGGTACAGCTTTTTATATTCCTGCAGTTATGAAATCATCTTTAATAGCTGCTATACAAGATAATAAAGTAAATGATTTTAAAAATTTTACAGAACACCTTTTTTCTAGCGAAGTACAAATAGAAGGTGGAAAAGCTTTTGCAACAGGATTTTTATTACGTGGCATAGGCGAAAAATATATTATGAAACCTATGAGAATAGATTTTGCAAATCCATTTACTAAACGTACGCAATCTCTATCTACAACATTTGCAAGAAATAACTCGTTAAGGCCAAACTTTGACCCTCTTCATAATCCAGTACAAAATACTATAGCTAATATAGCATGGGACACTGTAGGATTAGGAACATTATCGCCAGTAATACAAGAAGCTCGTTTGCCAGAAGCTTCCGATTATTTACATAGCGGAGCGTTTGCAGCAGCTCTTAGAATTAATGCTTTAGCTTTACGTACATTAAAAGAAGCTAAAATTATCAGAAAAAAAATGCGTGATAATTCTAGCACTATAGACCCTAAAAAAGTAATTATAGATGTAGAGGGTGTAGAAGTTCATACAAAACAATCTAAAAATATTAAGTTAGGTATTATGCCAGAAGTTTACGACAGATATGATATAGCTGTACGTAAAGCGTTTGAAAAAAATAATGCAATAGTAACCAATCCACCAAAATTTAGACAAAATGAAATAGTCCAACAAAAAATAGGAAAAGAAGATTTACAAGTAAAAGAAGTAATAAATCAAAATGGTGTTGATGTAGCTATTGTTAAAAACAAAGATAATGTTCTAGAACCTGTTTTACAAAAAGATTTAGGTAAACATACACCAAGTATAAAAGGGTTGCATGTTGATAAAACAGAAGAAATAATGCCTATATTCTCAAGTCGTGATATGACTAATTTGCATTTAGAATCAGCAAAAAGATACAAAGAAATTATAGATGACATGCAAATAAATGATTTTGAACTAAGCACAGATGGTATTTCAGAAGTACAAAAAAAGATAAATGGTATGTATTACGGCAAACCTAGAGAACCTTCTATGACAACAAAAAGTGCTAAGGCTCGCAGAAACAATATATCAAATGAAGCTAGTTTTAACAGAATATTTTTAAATGATGTTAGTGAAATGAGTGTGTTAGCTGAGATGCTGCCACGTACAAAAACTAGAGTATATAATAAAGAATTTTTAGACGATTACATAAACCCAAAAGACAGAAATTATGAGGCACTTAACAAAAAAGATTTTTATAAATCTGTAGAAGGTAGAAATTTTGGAATCAAACCATTGCTTAAATTTAACCCTCTAGGCGATAAACGTAATCCATTTATTGTTGTCGAAGTAGAATCTAATTTAAATTCAGAAAATCCAGACCTTTATGTATTTAACAAATCTGCGTTTGACATGTTAAATTTGCAAAAAGGTATTGAACTTACACGACCTGATATATCATTTGTATACGAAAGAGGTTTTAAGCCAACAGAAGGAGAAGGCTCTGCAAACCCACAATATGCAAAAAAACCAAAAGAAGAACACGGAGCGTTGTTTTTTACTAAACCATATTTTGGTGATGCTGTACAAGATGTTTTTTTTAATGGTGGCGCTCTTATTGGTGCTTTAAAACCTTTAAAATTACCTGCACATGTTTATCGCGGGTTGCAAAAAATGGCACAAGTAGAATCTAAAAAAGAAGAAATACCTGTTATAAAAAGCACAGAAGATTTTACAGTTACAAATGATTTTTTAAATCCTATTAATTTTGCACCAAAAACTGGAACAGAATTAAGAGACAGGTTGTTCTATGGAACAGGTATGACTATGGCAGACATGCTTATAATTTTAAAAAGAATAGGTGTAGAAATAGAATTTATAAGCACAGCGCAAATGAGAACTAAATACGGTGTTACAGGTGCTATAGCTTTTACAGGTCCACCAGAACTCTTTAACAAAAAAGCACAACCTGGAACGTTAAAACAATCTCAAATGAAGTTAGTAATTAATGAGCAATTAAAAAGTAATCCATCTTTGCGAATACAATTAGAACAAACTTTTGCACACGAATTTATGCACATTATTGATTATTATGATAAAAATTTTGATAAATATACACCGTATAAAGAACGTGATACTACCGAAGAATACACAAAACTTTTTAATGATTTAGGTTTTGAAAAAGGTTATTTAGCAAGTTTTGGAACAGATGATAAAACAGGTAAACCAACAGGTAGAGTGCCAGGTAATTTTAATTTTGAAGAACTCAATAAATTTCTTGTAAAACAAGGCAAAAAAACAAAAACAAAAGATTTTATAAAACTAGGTAGAGGTAATGTATTAGGCGCTTTAGGCACGTTTAAAAATTTTGGTGAAGAATTTTTTGATATGAATAACAATGCACCTATGTCACGTATAGCTTTTATTACTAGAAAACAAGAATTAGAGCGTGCTGCTGGTAAAAAAGAAGAAGTTGCTAAAGAACAAGAAAGATACAAAGCATTGTTTGAAACTGATGTTGTACCAAAAGATATCTTAAAAGAAGAAAACATTAGCAATGTATTAGAACAATTTACTGCTATTAGTTTGTATGACGATTTTCTTAATTTTAAAAAACCTTTACAATTACAATTTATACGAAGGGCAATTGAAATAATGCCAAAAGATGCTCGAGAAATATTCTTTAATCCACAAACATTTAGTCCTGCAGATTATAAAGAATACGGACGTGCATTTGCAAGAGCTTTTGAAAAAGTTTTCCTTAATGAAGGTATGTTAAGCATGCATGTTGTACACAGAGAAATGTCAGAAATAAGTCAAAGGTTTAGACCTATGGACGACACGTATCTTGACCCGCGTCATCCTTTTTATTCTGATTTTATGACAAAAACTGGTCGTAGTTTTTTTGATACTTTTAAAATTGAAAGTGATGTAGGCACTTTTATACCAGCAATAACATCTTTAAAAGAACAATTAGCAGAAAAAGGTTATGTTTTGCCTAATTCAAAAAGAATTTTAGAAATGACACCAGGTGAATATACTGAAATGTTAGAAACTGTAAGAAGGTTTTTAAGTGGTAAAAATACTAGGCAAATTAATAAATTAATGAAGCCTCTGATATCTATGCATCGTCAAATGTTTAATTATTTTAACAACACAAAAGAGTTATTTGCAGATTGGGGTATGGCATTTGTTTTATATCCTGAATATGTAAAAGTTCATGCGCCTACTACAACATCATTTTTCTTACAACATTTAGAAAAAAAACCTGAATTTGCAAAAGTTTATTTAGATATACAAGCTGCTTTAGCTAAAACACCAGGTAGTGGTGAAGGTAGAGAAGAACAACTATTTGATTCTATAGTAAAAGAAATTTCTGATGCACAAACTAAAGTACGTGACAAACAAACAGAAATGGATAATATAGCTAACCCTTTTAGAATTAAAGGTGCTGTATATGAACAACATGCTTTCCTTACATCGTTTTTAGATATAGGTGGTGGTAAACCAACAGAGCTAGCAACAGCTATTTTAGAAGAAAGAAAAATGCCTAATTTAAAATCTAAAGATGAATTAGATGTTACTAATGACCCAGATTTAACTATGGCAAAAGATGTAAAATGGCATCTTCTGCAAAACCAACTTAAAGCTACTGATTTTGAAATGATAGGTAATAAACTAGAACCTTACATAAATCAGATGTTTGAGCTTAAACTTAAATATGGAATAGAAGATATGGAATCTTTTTTTACTACAGTTGCGTTACTAAACACCATGGTAAAAGGTGGTTCTAGAGAAGACATTGTAGAAAATCCATTTTTCCTTGCTAGTAAAGAACATTTTAAAGACCAAAAAATACAACCACGTGATGCAACAGGACAAAAAGTAGGTGAGCCAGTTGATGTAACAGATTTATTAAGCAAAAAACCTATGGCAGAAGACATGCTTAAATTTATTGATAAAAAATATCCAGAAATGAATCAGTTGTTTGATGACATTGCAGAAACAGGTAAAGAAATTTTATTAGGAGCATTAAATACATCAGGCCTGGTAGATTTAAATACTCTTAAAAAAATAAAAAACAAAAAATATTTTGCATTTGCATATGCAGATAGAGAAATTGAAAGAATAGAAAAAACTGGTATGCCAGGTTTTAAAGGCAGTGGTTTTGAAAAAATGTCTGGTTCTTATAAAACACCAATGGCATCTGTTGAAGTTTATTTTGCAAAACTTTTTTACATAGCCAATGCTGCTGGTAGAAATAAATTACTTAATGTTTTGTTTAGAACTGAACCTTACGATGCTGCAGGTATAAATAAAATGTTAAGAGATAATGGTTTAATGGTAGAAAAAAACCAATTATACCCGATAGCAACAGAACTGTGGCAAGGACAACGTGGTTATGTGTGGGAACATAAAGAACTTATGGAACAATTTTTTCCTGGAATATTTGGTAGCACTATAGGTGCTAAAGGTTTTAAGCTTGAAACCTTACCTGACGGTTCAAAAACTTTAGCTTTTAACAACGATTTGAAAGACAGAGTTATTAGAGAAGTTACAAAAGAAGACATGTCTGTGCCTACTAAAATACGTAATCAAGCACTAGAATTAAGAAAAAAAGCAAGAAGGTTATCTAATGTTTTTAGTGCAGAATATAATCCAGATTTGGCTGACAGTTTAAGAGAACAAGCATTTTATCTCGAATTAGAAAATACGTTTGTAAATCCAGCACGAATACCAAAATTCATGAAACTGTTAGAATTTAATATGATGACTAATGAACGTTTAACAGATGTTGTTTCTTTAATGACTGGAGAAAAAATAGAAGGCATGGATTTAGAAATTGTATCTGGCAAAACAAGTATAGTAAGAGTTTTTGTACATGAAAGTCTTGCAGATGCTTTTCTTAATGACGATGCACCTATTACAAACTCTAATTTCTTAAAATGGTGGTTAGGTTGGCAACAATTATTTAAAGAAATATATGTCGGGTACAACCCTATATATGCAATGCGTAATCCTGCTAGAGACATCTTTGATATAGCTGTAGAATCTGGTGCAAATTTAACAAACTTGTTAGATAAAAATGCATACAATAATGTTAAAAATATTTTAGCAAGATTTACAGATAAAGACATAGAAAAAGTTGACAAACAAACACAAGCTTTAGCATATGCAAAATATGTAATAGAAGCCTTGCCTGATACTTATCGTGCTATAAGAGGCAAAAAAATAATAGACGCAGAAAACGAAGAATTTTTTAAAAGAATAAACATGCTTCCATTAAGAGGTGAAGTAGGTGCATCTTATAATGTATTTCGTAACGAAACCGCACGTAATGATATGGACTCTTTGTTAGATAGATTGTCTATCCAAAATAAAGTTAATTACCACCGCAATCCAGAAAGAGCTTTTGCAAATCATGTGTTACCTCATGCACAAAAATTGTTGTATGAAATCTATAGTCTTACAAAAGCAGGTGAAGTAGCACCGCGTGCTGCATTTTGGAGATATTATAGAGACGGACAAAAAGCTGGTCGTTATCCAGATGTAGACCCAAAACTATTAGATTTAGAAATAGGTACAATATTGACACCTAATTATGCAGCAAGAGGTGGTAGCACGGCTAAATATTTAGAAGCTTTTAGCCCTTTCTTTAACGCAACAGTGCAATCATACAGAAAATCTACAAGAGCTTTTCAAAGAAATCCTAAAGGTTATGTAGCTAGAACACTTTCTTATCACAAGTGGGATATCATAGTTGCTATGGCATTAGCAGGTATGTTTGGTTCAGCTATTAGAACATTATTTATGGGTATTAGTCCAGAAGATTCTGTTTTATATCACCCATTACCAATGTTCTTACAAACAGGTAATGCAAAAGATGGGTCAGAAAATAGTTTATGGTATTTAACTGTACCAAGAAGCGCAAATTCAATTGCTGTAAATTATTTTATTAGAAGCACCGTGAATAAATTAGGTCATACTGCTGGGTTTGATGGTATGGGGTCAGCATATACAGACCGTCAAGACCGTGCTGCTATTAATTATTTAACATTTAATGAATCTGTTTTGTATCATTCTATTATTGATATAGCAAGTTTTCTTGTACATGGACAAATGCCTAAAAGTAATCTTACAGGCCAGTATCTAGTAGATGATGCAACAGCAACTTTATCAGAAGCGTCAGAATACAATTTAAATTTCTTTGGACCAATGGGTGATAACATGTCTAGATTTAGATTTTTTGATGATTTTGCAAAAAGTTTTTCAAACAAATATGGTTTACTATCTCCTTTTGGTTTTGAATTTGATATGAATAGAGATAAAAGATACGAAACATTTAACGACAGACTTAAAAGCACACCTGGTGGAGCATTGCTAGCACCATTTATAAAACAAGGTCCACAGTTAGGTGAACTAGCTATAAACGAATATAAGCATGATAAAAAAATTGTACAGGCTACAGAAGAAGAAAAAATTACTGGTTATTTTAAATCTGTTAATAACGGAAAAACACCAACACAAGACCAGGTAGAAGCTTTATATGCTAAAATTAAAAGAAATGGCATAGATGGGTTTGCAGAATTTTGCAGACAAAAAGGCATGAATTGTTCTAGAAAAGGATTGCAGTATTTAAGTCTTAGTAAAAAAGAAAGAGATTATATGGAAAAATATTATTATAACAGATTTATAAATGGTCAAACAGGCACTATGGTTGATGAAGATAAAGATGCATACGATGATGTGCGCAAAAAACTATATGAACAACAACTCAAAGAATTAAAAGGTGAAAACGTTGAAGAACAACAAGAATAATGATAGAATTATGAGGATAGAAAATGGCAATATCAACAACAATAATTAAGAATAGTTACAGTGGAGACGGGTCTAACGATACCTTTGCATACCAGTTTAAGATAGCTGCAGATGCAGATATACAGGTTATTATTAGGTCATCTGCGGGTGGAGAGACTGTAAAAACCCTTACTACACATTATACAGTAACTGGTGCAGGAAATGCAACAGGTGGTAATGTTGTTTTTGAATCTGGGCATATACCTACATCAACAGAAACAGTGGTTATAAGAAGGTCTACAACACAGACACAAACACTCGACTTAGTAGAGAACGACCCATTCACAGCAGATTCTGTAGAGGGTGCATTTGACAAAAACCTTGCAGCTATACAAGAACTGCAAGAACAAGTAGACAGGTCATTTAAAGTATCAAGAACTAATACAATATCATCATCAGAGTTTACAGACAATGCTGCTACAAGAGCTAGTAAGACATTAGGATTTGATTCATCAGGTGATTTAACTACAGTTGCAGACTTCCTACCAGCAGGTGGAGATTCAGCTTTATTTACATATAGCACAACTACTTCAGATGCAGACCCAGGAGCTGGTGGATTTAGAATGAACAACACTACATACTCTAGTGTTACTGAATTATATATAGATGATGCAGATGCAAACGGAACAGATGTTGCTACATGGGTACAAACATTTGACGACAACCAAACTAACTACAGCAAACGAGGTAGAGTAAGAATACAAAATGCAGGAACACTTACTAAGTACATAGTGTTTGATGTTACAGGTGCAGTTACAGATGCTACAGGATATACTAAAGTAACAGTAGCTCATGTAGCTTCTTCAGGCACATTGTCTGATGGCGACAAAGTATTTATTTCATTTGTAGCTAATGGTATAGACGGAGCTAACCCTGGTTATTTTTACAAGTTTGATTCAGGTACAAGTGATACTGACCCTGGAGCTGGTGAGGTAGCTTTTAATAATGGTACATATGCAAGTGTTACAGAGATTTACATAGATGATGTTGACCAACACGGAGCTACTACACAAACAGAAACTATTACATGGGATGATTCTACAGCAGGACACAAAGGAGTTCTGCAATTTACAGATATAAACGATAGAAGTACATATGCTAGATTTAAAATATCTGGCACAGCTACAGATGCTTCTGGCTATAATAAACTTGCAGTTACACATCTTGTATCTAATAACACATTTAGTGCAGGTGATAGCCTAGCAGTTACCTTTGCACAGTCTGGACATGACGGAGCAATACCAGGATATCAATACACATTTGATAGTGGTACATCAGACACAGACCCTGGTGCAGGAGAAATAGCATTTAACAACGGAACATACTCATCAGTCAACACTATTTTTATAGATGATGATGATGCAAATGGTGCTACAGTATCTACAGATGTTTTAACATGGGATGATAGCACATCTACTATCAAAGGTTATCTACACATTGTAGACACAGATGACCCATCAACATATGCAAGATTCTCTATTACAGGTACTACTACAGATGCTAGTGGTTACAACAAGCTATCTGTTACACATTTAATATCTAACAATACATTCTCAGCTGGTGATTCCTTATCAGTACACTTCAGCAGAAATGGTGATAAGGGTGATACTGGCTCTACTGGTAGCACAGGGTCTACTGGTTCTACTGGTAGTACAGGAGCAACTGGTGCAGCTGGTACAAACTCACAACTATCTATGACATTTGAAAGCACAACCTCTGATGCTGACCCAGGTGCAGGTAAGATTGCATTTAACAATGGCACAGTATCTAGTGTAAATGTACTCTTTATAGATGATGCAGATGATGCAGGTGCAGACATATCTGGTTATGTGCAGAGCTTCGATGATGTGTCTAATACAGTAGCAAGAGGGATTATAACAGTAACAAAAGAAGGAACAGCATCTACCTTTGCTACATTTAAAGTTAGTGGAGCTGTTACAGATGCAAGTGGCTACACTAAAGTGCCTGTTACTCATATAGTAAGCAACGGAACTTTTTCTGACAATGATGGAGTAGGAGTACACTTTAGTTATAGTGGTGCAGATGGTGCAGATGGCTCAGATGGTGCAGATGGCTCTGGTTCTATGTCAAGTTTTACTCTTGCAGGTGATAGTGGTTCTAATCAAACTATTGCAGATGGCAACACCCTAACTGTTACAGGTGGAGAGGGTATAGATACTGCTGCTAGTGCAACAGATACGATTACAATATCAGGTGAAGATGCAAGTACATCTAACAAAGGTGTAGCTCAATTTAGTTCAGATAACTTTGCAGCATCATCTGGAACTATAACAATTAAAGATGGTGGTGTAAACAATGATGAACTAGCAGGTAGTATTGCTAGTGCGAAGTTAGTAGCTACACTATCTGAAAAAACATTAGATTCTTGTACCCTTACAAAACACACACAAGAAACTGCAACCATATCAGCGACTGCAGCAACTGGCACTATTAACTATGATTTAAAAACACAATCAATATTGTACTACACTAGCGATGCAACTGGTAACTTTACAGTTAATTTTAGAGGCGATGGTAGTACAACATTAAATAGTATTATGGACACAGGTGATGTTGTTACTGCAGTATTCTTAGTTACAAATGGTAGTTCAGCTAAATACAACAATGCTTTTCAAGTAGATGGTAGTAGTGTTACTCCAAAGAATCAGGGAGGCTCATCTTATTCAGCTGGTAACGCTAACAGCATAGATGTATATACATATACTATAATTAAGACAGGAGATGCAGCTTTCACAATGTTGACAAGCCAGACACAGTTCGCATAATGGCACCAATAATTACAACAATAGGACAAGCAAGTGCTAATGCTTTTGGACAAAGAGCAGCAGCAGGTGGTTTAGCAGATGTAACAGCTGGTAATCAATCTTTTACATCTAGTGGTACATTTACATTACAGTCAGATGTTCACTACAACAACCTTATCTTCCGTGTATACGGAGCAGGTGGTGGTGGAGGTTCTGGTGCAAATTCAGATTTAAAAAGTCCATCTGTTGGTGCTGATGGTTCTGCAGGTGGATTATCTAAAGTAGCAAAATCAGGAATAACTGACATCATTGGAAATGGTGGTGGTGGTGGTGTCGGAGGAGAAAGAACTAATCCAGCAGCAGGAGGCTCTGGTGGTACTGCAAGTGGTGGAGATACTAATACTACTGGTAGTGCAGGAACATCTAAAGCAACTGGTTCTGGTGCAGCTGGTGGAGCAGGTGGCGACCCAGGTGGTACAGGTGAAACTGGTTACAACTCATCACGAGGTGGTGGTGGAACAGGTGGTACTGACCCACAAGGCAATGGACCAACAGGTGGTGCTGGTGGTGGAGGTGGTGGCTTCGCTAAAAAAACTTTTTCTGACTTTGATGGAGATGGAGGCAGTTACACTATAACCATAGGCAATGGAGGTAATGGTGGTTCTGGTGGTGGTAACAATGGTAATGCTGGTGAAGGTGGATTTGTTTATGTGGAGTTTAATTAATGAAAAAATATGCAGTAACTGAAAACGGAGTAATAACAAAAGTAATTAATAGTGATGCTAATCCTGTGCCTAATAACTATACAGACATGACAACAGCAGACCCACATCATATTACAACAGAAGAAGCACAAACAGCTTACGATTTGTTTAAAACATCTAGTTACTTTCCTGGACTTACAGACAAAGACCAATGTAATGAACTTACCATTGTATATGATTCATCTATACCTATGGTGTGGCATTACAGTACACACAAAGCAGGTGAAAATTTTAAAAACACAGGATATACATTAGATGTAGATGCAGTATCTATTGGTTGTGTATGTGGAGATAATTCTAGCACAGCACATACAGTAGCTACAATTAACCTTATGAACTGGTTTAGAGATAGCTGGAATATACCTATAACCCTGTGTGAACCTCCTAAATCCAATGTTTTAGTACAAGCATGGTGTAAAAACTCGCTTGGTTTTACAGACACAGGTACACTATATACACGTGGAGAACATGAATTTTATATATATAGGAGAACAAACTAATGTCAATAATAGATAATTTGTTAAAAAGAATACAAAAACTTGA